TCAGCCCAGCAGCTTGGCCTCGACCTGGGCCATGGCCTTCTGGTGATCGGGCGAGGGGAATAGATGCCCGTAGCGCTCCATGGTCATCTGCACCGAGGCGTGGCCGGCGAAGGTCATGACCTCCTTGATCGAGAAGCCCTGCTCGATCCAGAGCGACACGGCGAAGTGGCGCAGGTCGTGCCAACGCATCTTCACGCCGACGTCCTTGCAGAGCTTGCGGAACACCTTCTGGATGTTGGTGTGCTGCAGGATGCCGCCGCGCGGCGCGGGGAAGACGAGACCGAGTTCGCTTTTCGGGCAGCGCAGCTTCCAATGCCGCAGGGCGCTCAGCACCATCGGCCCGGCCGGGATGTCCCGGAATCCGGCCTTGGACTTCGGCTCGCCGATCTCGTTGTAGGCATCGGCGCGCTGGCGTATGCGGATGAACCCCGCCTCGAAGTCGACGTCCTGCCAGCGCAGGCCGCGCAGTTCGGAGGCGCGCAGCCCGCCCAACGCCGAGACGATCAGGTGCGGCTTGAAGTCCTCGTCGGCCGCCTCGATCAGCGCACGGATCGCCTCCTTCGACGGCACCGGCGCCATGTGGTCGATGCGGCTCGACTTGATCACCCGCACGCCCTGCGCGGCGTTGGTGAAGAGCTGGCCGTTGTCGATGGCGTGGTCGAGGATGAGCTTGAGGACCGACAGGGCGCGCCGGGTCAGATGCTCGGACCGCCCGTTGATCAGCAGCCGGTCGCGGAACTCGTTCACATGGCGGCGGGTCAGCTGGACGATCAGCTTGTCGCCGATGCCGACCTGCGGATCCGTGATGTGCAGCCGCACATAGTCGCTGTAGCCGCGTAGCGTCGCCCGCTCCATGCGCCGCCCGGTCTTGCAGCGCACCTCGCAGTGTTCGAGCCAGCTCTTCGCGGCCTCGGCCACGGTGATGCTCTCGCTGTCGGCCAGATAGGTGTGGTTGGCGACCAGCGAGCGAACCTTGACGAGATAGACGTCGGCGTCCTTCCGGCGCGGGAACAGCTTCGAGCGGCGCTTGCCGGCCTGGTCGGTAAAATCGACCTGCCAGCGCACCAGACCCGAGGGCAGCGTTCTTTTCCGGATGGTCGCCATTCCACCTCCAAGTCGTTCATGACGTTCGGTTTTGCCCAACAGGCAAGGCCTGTTTCGGGCCGGCGCACGAATACCATTGACAGTGCGTCAGTAGTCATATATCCATACATCTGACGCAACGTCAAAGGTATTCGCCATGACCCCGACCCTGACCATCCAGCAGCTCGCCGAGGCCACCGACCTGAGCCGCACCCAGATCGACCAGTGGATCTCGCGCGGGCACTTCAAACCGAAGAACCCGGCCGAGAGCGGCAAGGCGCGGGCCTTCACTGTCGAGGACGCGGTGGTGCTGGGCGCGCTTGCCGAGTTGGTGCGCATCGGCCTGACGCCGAGCGTCGCCTCGATGCATGTGCACAGCGTCTATGCCTTCACCGACGACGACGCGCTTCTGGTGGTGAGCCAGGGACCGGACGAGATGGCGGGCGGCACCGGCGCGCTCTACTACGACCCGGCCAATCCGGCGACGCATGGCCAGATCGTGCGCGCCCGCGACCTCGCCGGCATCGCCACCGATCCGAAGGTGCGCTCCATGGCGGTGGTCAATCTCGGCGAGGTGGAGAAGCGGGTGCTGGCGGTGGCCGGCGTCCGCTGACCACTCGCGCCCGAGGAGTTCGACATGATGAACGAAGAGATGCGGGTTCAGCCCGCCACGGGAGAGCCTTGCCCGACAATAGCCGACGATCTGCTGCGCGGCGCCGACGCCATCGCTACCTTCGTGTTCGGCAGCACGAAGCACCGGCGCAAGGTCTACTACTACGCCTCGGACGCGAAGGTGCGCATGCCGGTCTTCCGCATCGGCAACGTGATCTGTGCCCGCAAATCCACGCTGATCGAGTGGATCGAACGGCAGGAGGGCTGCCGATGAGCGAGATCGCCCCGCTGTTCATCGGCACCGACGATCACGTCATGCTCGGCAACCGGATCAGGGATTGTCGCGAGGCGCTGATGTACCTGCTGCGCCACTCCATCGCCGGCAGCCCGCATCACCGCGAGGCCAAGCTGTCCATCGCCGCCCTCGACCGGCTGCGCAGCGAGCTCGATTGCCATCTGCAGGAGACGACACCGCGCGCCCGGGATCCGCGTCGCCTCGCCGACCGGGTCTATGCCGGCCGGGAACGCCTCGTCGCCTGTTTGGCGACGCCTGCCGAGCGACGGCGCGACAGCTTCGCCGGCTGGGAGATGGACGAGGCATGAGCCCATGGCAGACGACGTGCTTGCCCATGCCCGGCTCTATCTGGCACTTGGCTTTGCCGTGCTGCCGGTGCATTTCCCCTACGAGCGGGACGGCCGGAGGCATTGTTCCTGCGCCCGAGAGGATTGCGGCCAGCCGGCCAAGCATCCCTTCGGCCGCCTCGTGAGGAACGGCGTCAAGGACGCGAGCACCGATCCCGAGACCATCGAACGCTGGTTCGCCAGCACCGCCTTCAACATCGCCATCGCCACCGGGGCGGTCAGCGGCATCTTCGTTCTGGACATCGACCCGCGCCACGACGGCGACGAGGCACTGGCGGCGCTCGAGGCCGAGCACGGTCCCCTGCCCGCCACCTGGCGTTTCCTGACCGGCGGCGGCGGCGAGCACATCCTGTTCCGCCATCCGGGGCGCACCATCCCCAACAGCGCCGGCGTCCTCGGTCCCGGCATCGATGTGCGCGGCGACGGCGGCGCCATCGTCGCCCCGCCATCGCGCCACATCTGCGGCCGCCCTTACGCCATCTCGGTCGACCACCATCCCGAGGACGTGGCGCTCGCCGACGCACCCGACTGGCTGCTGAACCGCATCCTCGGATCCCGCACGGCGGACAAGGCGCGCAAGGCGACGGAATGGCGGGCGCTGACCCGCGAGGGCGCCGTCAATGGCGAGCGCAACGCTTCCATCGCCAAGCTCTCGGGCCTGCTGCTCGGCCGGCGCATCGACCCGCATGTCTGTCTCGACCTGATGCTCGCCTTCAACGCCACCCGCTGCAGCCCGCCGCTGCCCGAGGACGAGGTGGTCGCCACCGTCGCCAGCATCGCGCGCCGCGACCGCTCACGCCGCGAGGAGGCGCGCGGCAATGGCTGACGTCCACGACCTGCTCGACGAGATGATGAAGCGCGGCCGGCCCGCCGACGCGCCGGCCGAGGCCATCGACCGCCCCATCGAATATGCCGACGAGTCGCTGGCGCTCCGCTTCACCGCCGCCCACGCCGACGACATGCGCTACGTCCACCTCTGGGGCCGCTGGCTGCGCTGGGACGGGCAGCGCTGGCGCACCGATGAGACGCTGGAGGCCTACGACCTTGCCCGCGCCGTGGCGCGCACCGCCTCGGCCGAGATCTGCGAGGGCGGCGGCAACGCCAAGCTGGCCTCCACCGTCGCCAGCGCCAAGACCGTCAATGCCATCGTCGGGCTCGCCCGCGCCGATCGCCGTCATGCCACCCGCACCGAGGATTGGGACGCCGATCCTTGGGCGCTCAACACGCCGGGCGGCACGGTCGATCTCCGCACCGGCAAGCTGCGCCCGCACGAACGCGCCGACCTCATCACCAAGATCACCGCCGTCGCGCCCAGCGGCGCGTGTCCGATGTGGCTTACCTTCCTCGACCGGGTGTTCGAGGGCGATGACGACCTCATCGGCTTCGCACGGCGCATGCTCGGCTACTCGCTCACCGGCTCGATCCGCGACCATGCCCTCTTCTTCCTCTACGGCACCGGCGGCAACGGCAAGGGCGTGTTCCTCAACACCTGGCACAAGATCCTCGGCGGCTATTCCTGCATCGCCTCGATGGAGACCTTCGTCGCCTCCAAATCCGAGCGCCATCCGACCGACCTCGCCATGCTGCGCGGCGCCCGCGCCGTCATCGCCCAGGAGACGGAGGAGGGCCAGCGCTGGGCCGAATCCCGCATCAAGGCGCTGACCGGCGGCGACGCCATCTCGGCCCGCTTCATGCGCCAGGACTTCTTCACCTTCGAGCCCGCCTTCAAGCTGATCATCGCCGGCAACCACAAGCCATCCTTGCGCAATGTCGACGAGGCGGTGCGCCGGCGCTTCAACCTCGTGCCCTTCACCGTCACCATTCCGAAGGCCGAGCGCGATCCCAACCTGCCCGAGAAGCTCGTCGCCGAGTGGCCGGGCATCCTCGCCTGGGCCATCGAGGGCTGTCTCGAATGGCAGCGCATCGGCCTCGCCCCGCCGCCCGCCGTGCTCGACGCCACCGAGGAATACCTCGCCGACGAGGACGCCATCGGCCGCTTCCTCGACGAGCGCTGCGCCACCGGCGATCTCTTCGCCATCGAGGAGGTGCAGGACCTCTTCGCCTCCTGGCGCGACTGGTGCGCCACCACGGGCGAGTACGCCGGCACCGTGCGTCGCTTCAGCCAGAACCTCGAAGCCCGCCACTTCGCCCGCGAGCGCCATCCGGTGAGCCGCCGGAAGGCCTTCCGGGGCATCCGCCTCACCGTGCGCGCCGCCGCCACCGGAACCGACTTCAATGACGCCTGACCGCAATCCCTTGGAAACCCTCGTTCCGAAACCTTCGAAACGATCCGTCCTTATCGGACGTATCGCCCGCACGCGCGCACGCGCGTACGTCGGATATGGGAGGAAGGTTACGAAGGTTTCGGACGCGGCCTCGCGGCAAGCGCCGTGCCAGTCGAGCCGGGACTCTTCGGCACCAGACCGGACAATCTTGGTTCCTGTTGGGCCGATCCGTATGCCGCGGGCAATGGCGCGATGCGTCGCCAGCGCGAGGGCGCATCATGCCTAAACTCGACCGCGCCGAAACCAAGACCGAGTTCGCCGCCCGCGTCGGCCTCACCAAGGGCCGCATCTCGCAGCTGGTGGCCAACGGGCTCCCGGTGCGCGCCGACGGCCGCATCGACGTGGAGACCGGGCTCGCCTGGATGGAGCGCAATCTCGATCCGTCCCGGCGCGGCAAGGGCGGCACCGTGAGCACCGGCGCGAGCACGCCCTCGGTCGCCGAGGTGCGGCGCATGCTGATGCTGGTGCAGGTCCAGCGCGCCCGCCTCGCCTACGACAAGGAGCGTGGCCAGCTGATCGACGCGGGCGCGGCGAAAGCCACTATTTTTGCCCGGGCGCGCGCCGAGCGTGATGCCCACATGGCTTGGGTACAGCGCGCCGCCCCGCTCATCGCCGCCGAGACGGGAGCGGACCCACAAACGACCTTCGCCGCGCTCGACCGGCTGATGCGCGAGCATCTGGAGCATCTGGCCGACACGCCGCTCGGGGAGCTTCGCGATGCTGGTTGAGGCCGATGACGCCTGGCGGCGCGGCATCCGCCCCGAGCCGCCGATCACGGTGTCGGAATGGGCAGACAAGCACCGCGTGCTGCCCACCACCTCGGCCGAGCCCGGCCGCTGGCGCACCGCGCGCACACCCTATCTCCGCGCCGTCATGGACGCGCTCTCGGCATCCTCCCCGTTCGAGCGGGTCGTCCTGATGAAGGGCGCACAGACGGGCGGCACCGAAGCGGGCCTCAACTGGCTCGGCTACATCATCCAGAACGCGCCCGGCATCGTCATGATGGTGCAGCCCTCGCTCGACATGGTGCGGCGGAACACCACCGTGCGCATCGACCCGCTGATCGAGGCGACGCCCAGCCTGCGCGAACTGGTCGCCGCGCCGCGCTCGCGCGACGCCGGGAACAGTCTGTTCCGCAAGTCCTTCCCCGGCGGCCAGCTGGTGATGACCGGCGCCAACTCCCCCGTGGGCCTGCGCTCCACGCCGGTGCGCTATCTCTTCCTCGACGAGGTGGACGGCTATCCCGGCGACGCCGATGGCGAGGGCGATCCCGTCGATCTCGCCATCCAGCGCACCGCCACCTTCCGGGGCCGGCGCAAGATTTACATGGTCTCGACGCCGACGCTGAAGGGCTACTCGCGCATCGAGGCGGCGTTCGCCGAGTCCGATCAGCGGTATTTCCATGTGCCCTGCCTCGCCTGCGGCGACATGGCGCCGATTACCTGGGCGCGCATCCGCTGGCCCGAGGGCCGCCGCGCCGACGCCTGGCTGGTCTGCGAGGCCTGCGGCGGCGTTCATCACGAGCACGACAAGCCGCGTCTGCTCGAAGCCGGCGAGTGGCGCGCGACGGCACCGGGCGACGGCCGCACCGCCGGCTTCCATCTCTCCGCGCTCTATTCCCCATGGGAGACCTGGGCCGAGATCGCCATCGAGCATGGCCGGGTCATGAAGGACCCGCCGCGCCTGCAGGTCTGGGTCAACACCAAGCTCGGCGAATCCTGGGAGGACCAGGCCGGCGACACGGTGCCCGCCGATCCGCTGATGGCGCGGCGCGAGGACTGGGGCGAGGACCTGCCCGCCGGCGTTGCCGTGCTCACCGCCGGCGTGGACGTGCAGGGCGACCGGATCGAGGTGCAGGTGGTCGGCTGGGGCCGCGACGAGGAGGCGTGGGTCATCGACTATCGAGTGCTCTGGGGCGACCCGTCAGGCCCGCGTCTCTGGTCGGACCTCGACCATTATCTGCGCGCCACCTTCGTCCATCCGCACGCCGTGCCCGATCTGCCGGTCCGCGCCGTCTGCGTCGATACCGGCGGCAACCACACCAAGATGGCCTACGAGTTCTGCCGCACCCGGCTCGCCCGCCGCGTCTGGGCGATCAAGGGCCGGGGCGGCGCCGGCGTGCCCGTCTGGCCGCGCCGCCCGACCCGCTCGAACAAGGGCAAGATTCCGCTCTTCATCGTCGGCGTGGACGCCGTGAAGGACGCTGTCTACGCGCGCCTGAAACTCACCGAGCCCGGCCCCGGCGCCATCCACTTCCCGCGCCGGCTGGATGCGGAGTATTTCCGGCAGCTCACCGCCGAGCGGGTCGTCACCCGCTTCGAGCGCGGCCGCCCGATTCGCTCCTGGCAGCCCAAACGCGACGGCGAACGCAACGAGGCCCTCGACACCTTCGTCTACGCCCACGCCGCCCTGCACGGGCTGATCAGCATGGGGCTCAGGCTGAACGAGGAAGCCGACGCCGCCATGGCAGCAGGGCGCAAGGGCGCGGCGCCCGTGGCGAAGCCCGCCAACGCGCCGGTCATCCGGTCGGCGTGGATGGGACCAAAGCCGATTGACCGAACGTGATCATTTTGTCCATTATGTTCCCAACCAAGGGGGCGGTGCATGAAGGCCATGTCGGCCCGGGAGGCCAAGCATCAGTTCGGCCGGCTTATTGACACCGCGCGCGCGGAGCCCGTGGTCGTCGAAAAGCATGGCCGTCCCGTCGTGGTGGTCCTCGCGTTCGAGGAGTTCGAGCGCATCAAGACTATCGTCGACAAGGCGATGGCGCCGGGTAAGAAGAAAACGAGGGGGTAGGCATGGCGCGCGGGCGGCCACGGAAAACGGCGGAGAACGCAACCGCAGAAGCAAACAACGGCGCGACAGTGGGCTATGAGGCCCAGCTGTGGAAGATGGCCGATGCGCTGCGCGGCAGCATGGACGCTGCGGAATACAAGCACGTCGTCCTGGGGCTGATCTTCTTGAAGTACATTTCCGATGCCTTCGAGGAGATGCACGCAAGACTCGAGGCCGAACGCGCGCAAGGCGCCGATCCAGAAGACCCTGACGAGTACCGCGCCCAGAACGTTTTCTGGGTGCCGCCGGAGGCCCGCTGGGCGCATCTCAAGGCGCAGGCGCGTCAGCCGACGATCGGTCGGCTGATTGACGATGCCATGGCTGGCATCGAGCGTGACAACCCAGCCCTTAAAGGTGTTCTGCCCAAGGACTACGCGCGGCCGGCGTTGGACAAAGCGCGCCTCGGCCAGCTCATCGATCTGATCAGCAACATCAAGATTGGCGATGAAGAAGCTCGCGCTAAGGATGTGTTGGGACGCGTTTACGAATATTTTCTGTCGCAGTTCGCGAGCGCCGAAGGCAAGAAGGGCGGCGAATTCTACACGCCGCGCTGCGTCGTCAAGCTGCTCGTCGAGATGCTGGAGCCCTACAAGGGGCGCGTCTACGACCCCTGCTGCGGCTCGTCCGGCATGTTCGTGCAGTCGATGGAATTCATCCGCGCGCACGCCAACGGCAATGGCAACGGCGGCAAAGCCAAGGCCGACATCTCGATCTATGGCCAGGAGTCGAACTACACCACATGGCGGCTCGCGAAGATGAACCTCGCCATCCGCGGCATCGACGGCCAGATCGCGCATGGCGACACGTTCCACAACGACCGCTTTCCCGATCTCAAGGCGGATTTCATCCTCGCGAATCCGCCCTTCAATGTGAGCGATTGGGGCGGCGACAGGCTGAGGGGCGACAAGCGCTGGCAATATGGCGTGCCGCCCGCCGGCAACGCCAACTTCGCCTGGGTGCAGCACATCATCCACCATCTGGCGCCAACCGGCACGGCGGGCTTCGTGCTCGCCAACGGCTCCATGTCGTCGAACCAGTCCGGCGAAGGGGAAATCCGCAAGAACATCGTCGAGGCCGATCTCGTCGACTGCATGGTGGCGCTACCGGGCCAGCTCTTCTACTCAACGCAAATACCGGCTTGTTTGTGGTTCTTGGCGCGCGACAAGAAGAACCATCGCTTCCGCGACCGGCGAGGCCATGTGCTGTTCATCGACGCGCGCAAGATGGGCCGCATGGTGGACCGGACCCATCGCGAACTGACCGGTGCCGACATCGCCAAGATCGCCGGCATGTATCACCTGTGGCGCGGCGAGAAGGATGTGCCGCCGGAGGCGGTGGACGGCCGCACGGTCTATGAAGACATTCCCGGCTTCTGCAAGGCGGCGAGCCTCGACGAAATCCGCAAGCACGGCCACGCGCTCACCCCGGGCCGCTATGTTGGCGCCGAGGCACAGGAAGACGACGGCGAGCCGTTTGCAGAGAAAATGGCACGCCTTGTCACGGAGCTCCGCGCGCAACAGGCTGAGGCCGCGAAGCTCGACGCCGCCATCGCCGCCAACTTGAAGGAGCTGGGGTATGGCAGGTGAAAGCCAAGCTCTGGAAGTAGATCGTGGATGGCTCTTTCGCCCAGTCTTTCCCCAAGATTGGCAGCGTTCCCCACTGTATCCGCTTGCGCAATGGGTCAACGGCATTGCGTTTAGAGATATCCAGTTCTCCGCTAGCGGGCGACCTGTGATCAAGATTGCTGAGATCAAGGGAGGGATTAGCGAGCAAACCAAATTCACAGAGCAGACATTCGATGAGAGCGTTCTTGTGCGATCTGGAGATCTCCTGTTCTCCTGGTCTGGGCAACCGGAGACTTCAATTGATGCCTTCTGGTGGCGCGGACCTGAGGGATGGCTCAATCAGCACGTATTTAAGGTGACGCCGCGGGAGGGAATTGACGCGACGTTCTTCTTCTATCTTCTACGCTATCTGAAACCTAATTTTATTGGCATCGCTCGGAACAAGCAGACAACGGGTCTAGGCCACGTCACGAAGCGTGACCTTGAGACCATAGTCGTAGCAGTCCCCGATTCCGCAGAACAACGCGCCATCGCGCACATCCTCGGCACGCTGGACGACAAGATCGAGCTGAACCGGAAGATGGCAGCGACGCTGGAGGCAATGGCGCGCGCTCTCTTCAGGGCATGGTTCGTGGATTTCGAGCCCGTGCGCGCCAAGCAAGAGGGCCGCGACCCCGGCCTGCCGCCTCACATCGCCGACCTCTTCCCGGACCGCCTGGTTGAGACCGACAAAGGCGAAATCCCAAAGGGGTGGGCGGTGGCTGCGCTTCCTGAGCTGATCGAAGTCAATCCCACCCGTTCGCTACGCAAGGGGGACATGGCGCCTTACTTGGACATGGCGAACATGCCGACTCGGGGCCACGCACCCGATGAAGTCGTTGAGCGGCCATTCAGTTCTGGGATGCGGTTTATCAATGGCGATACACTCGTTGCCCGCATCACGCCCTGCCTTGAGAACGGCAAGACGGCTTTCGTCGACTTCCTTCAGGAAGGACAGGTTGGTTGGGGTTCAACGGAGTACATTGTACTGAGACCAAAGCCACCGTTGCCACCGGAATTCGCCTACTGCCTTGCGCGAAGCCCTGCGTTTCGTGAGTTCGCTATCCAGAGCATGACGGGCACCAGTGGACGGCAACGGGTACAAGCAGATTCCTTGTCGCATTTGGCGTTACCGCGAGCGCCAACATCCGTCGCGGAGGTGTTTGGCCGAGTAGTCACACCTTTGTTTGCGCGATCGTCGGCCGCAGTTCATGAGGCCCGCACCCTTGCTGCTCTCCGCGACGCGTTGCTGCCCAAGCTCATCTCGGGTGAACTGCGGGTGAAGGACGCCGAGAAATTTCTCGAAGGGGCGCTCTGATGGCCGAAGACGCGCCCACTCCCTTCGTCATGCATGGCGCCCGCGAAGCGATGGCGAGCGGCCTCGCGCACATCGCTCAACAGGTCGAAGGCATCGAGCGTGCCGTGGTGGAGAACCCTGGTCTCGCCTTTGACCTCGCGAAGACCTTGATCGAAAGCACTTGCCGAGCCGTCTTAGGCGAGCGTGCCGTGGCGCATTCCGAGGCGGATGATCTACCTAGGCTGTTTAGGATTGCAACGCAGCACCTTCCTTTCCTTCCTCCCACTGCCAGCGATGCTGCCGAGGTACGCAGAAGCCTTGCGCAGACCTTGGCGGGGCTGAACACGGCCATCCAAGGCATCTGCGAGTTGCGAAACCAGTGCGGTTTCGCCTCGCACGGCTCGGCCAATCCGCGCCCGCCTATGGAAGCCGTCCAGGCTTTGCTGGCTGCCGAAGCAGCGGACGCCATCGTGGGTTTTCTCCACCGTGTACATCGGCAGGACCGGACACCCGCCGCGCGCGCTTTGGCCTATGGCGACCATCCGGAGTTCAACGACCATGTCGATGACGCTCACGGAATGATTCGGGTTTTTGACAGCGAATTCCGCCCAAGCGAGATCTTGTTCACGCTGGAGCCGGAGAGCTACCGGGTCTACCTCGCCGAGTTCGAAACCGCAGGGGAAAACGACGATGACGGCACGCCGGGTCAAGCGGTGGAGGCGGCACCATGAACGATCGCGGCGTCACTGAAACGGTCGTTGAACAAGCAGCGCTGGCTTGGCTCGAAAGTGCCGGTTGGCAGGTTAGCCATGGCTCCGATATTGCGCCCGGAGAGCCCGGGGCGGAGCGATCAGACTATCGCGAGGTTATCCTCGAACGCCGGCTCCGCGACGGCCTTGCGCGCTTGAATCCAGCATTGCCACCGGAGGCACTTGACGATGCCTTCCGCAAGCTCACGCGCCCTGAAGGCGTCGATCTCATCATCCGTAACCGCGCGCTGCATCGGTTGCTTGTCGATGGGGTGACGGTGGAATACCGAGACGCCGACGGTTCGATACGAGGCGCACAAGCACGCGTGATCGATTTCGACGATCCGCTTGGAAACGATCTTCTCGCCGTCAACCAGTTCAGCGTTTCGGAAAACCAGCACAGCCGTCGGCCCGATATCGTTCTATTCGTCAACGGCCTGCCTCTCGCCGTGATCGAGCTCAAAAACGCGGCCGACGAGGACGCCACCATCTGGACCGCGCTTGCCCAGCTCGAAACCTACCAGGCCGAGATCCCAACGCTTTTCCTGACGAACGCCGTGCTCGTTGTTTCGGACGGCACCGAGGCGCGCGTCGGCGCCGTCGGCGCAGGGCGCGAGTGGTTCAAGCCGTGGCGCACCATCACGGGCGAGACGGTCGCCGATCCCCATCTGCCCGAGATCCAGGTGGTGATCGAAGGCGTGTTTGCGCCGCGGCGCTTCCTCGATCTGGTGCGCGACTTCATTGTGTTCGAGGACGATGGCGGCGCGCGCATCGTGAAGAAGATCGCGGGCTATCATCAGTTCCACGCCGTGCAAGTAGCAGTCGAGCAGACACTGCGCGCCGCTGCGATGCGGGCCGCGCAACCCGCTGGACTTGCCGAGGAGCCGGGACACTATCAATCAGGCCATCCGGCGGGCGGCAAGCCTGGCGATCGGCGTATCGGCGTTGTCTGGCACACGCAGGGGTCGGGCAAGAGCCTGACCATGGCGTTCTATGCAGGCCGCATCATTCGCGAGCCCGCGATGGGGAACCCTACCATCGTGGTGCTGACCGACCGAAACGATCTCGACGACCAACTCTTCGGCACCTTCGCGCGCTGCCAGGACCTTTTGCGTCAACCGCCTGTGCAGGCGGAAAGCCGGGCGCATCTGCGTGAGCTTCTATCGGTGGAGTCGGGCGGCGTCGTGTTCACAACGATCCACAAGTTCTTTCCCGAGGAAAAGGGCGACCGCCACCCGACGCTTTCGGAACGCCGCAACATCGTAGTCATCGCCGACGAGGCGCATCGGAGCCAGTACGATTTCATCGATGGCTTCGCCCGACATATGCGCGATGCGCTTCCCCATGCCTCCTTCATCGGCTTCACGGGGACGCCGATTGAGCTCAAGGACGCCAACACGCGCGCGGTTTTCGGCGATTACATCAGCATCTACGACATCCAGCGCGCAGTCGACGACGGCGCGACGGTGCCAATCTACTACGAGAGCCGGCTTGCCAAGATCGCCCTCGACGACGCCGAACGTCCGCGCATCGATCCCGAGTTTGAGGAGGTGACCGAAGGCGAGGAGATCGAGCGGAAGGAAAAGCTCAAGACCAAGTGGGCACAGCTCGAAGCAATCGTCGGTGCCGAGAAACGCCTCAAGCTTATTGCACAAGATATCGTCGATCACTTCGAGAAGCGACTTGAGGCGCTCGACGGCAAGGCCATGATCGTTTGCATGAGCCGGCGCATCTGTGTCGAGCTCTACAACGAAATTGTCCGTCTGCGGCCCGCTTGGCACCATGAGGAGGATGAGAAGGGTGCGTTGAAGGTCGTCATGACTGGCTCGGCTAGCGACCCCGTCGAATGGCAATCTCACATTCGGAACAAGATGCGACGCGAGACACTCGCCAAGCGTTTCCGCGACCCCGGCGATCCCTTTCAGATTGTGATCGTCCGCGACATGTGGCTGACCGGTTTCGACGCGCCAAGTCTTCATACGATGTATATCGATAAGCCGATGCGTGGACATGGCCTGATGCAGGCCATCGCGCGCGTCAATCGCGTTTTCCGTGACAAGCCGGGTGGGCTGGTCGTGGACTACCTCGGCTTGGCGCATGAGTTGAAGCAGGCGCTCGCCACCTACACGGAAAGCGGTGGTCGCGGACGGACGGCACTCGATCAAGAGGAAGCGGTTGCCGTGATGCAGGAGAAGTATGAGGTCTGCTGCGCCCTGTTCCACGGCTTCGACCGCACAAAATGGACAACCGGGACGCCGCAGGAACGGCTCAGCCTCTTGCCCGCCGCGCAAGAACACATCCTCGTTCAGGAAAACGGCAAGGAGCGGTGCCTGCGTGCGGTGCGCGAGCTCTCGCAAGCCTTTTCGCTCGCCGTCCCCCATGAAGAGGCGCTGCGGATTCGGGACGATGTCGCATTCTTCCAAGCTGTGCAGGCTGCACTTGCCAAGCGCGCGCCGGGCGATGCTCGGCCCGAAGAGGAGCTCAATCACGCTGTCCGTCAGATCATTTCCCGTGCGGTCGCGCCGGAGGGTGTGACCGATATTTTTGCTGCGGCCGGGCTCGAGAAGCCCGACATCTCCATCCTCTCCGATGAGTTCCTTTCCGAAGTGCGGGGGATGCCGCAACGGAATCTGGCAGTGGAGCTTCTGCAGAAGCTTCTGCAGGGCGAGATCAAGACTCGGCGGCGCAAGAATATCGTTCAAGCGCGTTCCTTCGCCGAGTTGTTGGAGCACTCGATCCGTCGCTACCAAAACCGAGCCATAGAAGCGGCGCAAGTGATCGAAGAGCTGATCCAGCTAGCCAAGGACATGCGCGCCGCCAATGCGCGGGGTGAGGAGCTTGGCCTATCGGAGGATGAACTCGCATTCTACGATGCGTTGGAGACCAACGACAGTGCCGTCAAGGTGCTGGGAGACGAAACTCTGCGGATAATAGCTAGCGAACTCATGAATGCTGTTCGAAACAATGTCACTATAGATTGGACGCTCCGAGAGAACGTTCGGGCTCAGCTTCGTGTGATGGTTAAGCGCATCCTCCGAAAGTACGGGTATCCACCAGACAAACAAGAAAAGGCCACGCAAACAGTGCTGGAGCAGGCAGAAGTACTCTCTGCGAGCTGGAATTGACAAGAATCTTCCGAACGTTCTGGAATACTCCCAAACGTTCCCAATAGCTTGAGGCTTGCTGCCGCGCGAGAATCGGCGGCATGCGGAGCCTTGTCCAACGCCTTTTCGGGATCGCCAAGACGCGCGCCTTCGATGCGGCGGGCGGCGGCCGTCGCTGGGAGAGCGCCAAGACCGTCGATGGCCTGAACGCCGCGATCCTGGCGGGCGCAACCACGGCCGCGCGGCGGGCCGGATGGTATGCCCGCAACAATCCGTGGGTGGCGGCGGCAGTCGACAGCCTGGTCGGCAATGTGGTGGGCGCCGGGATCAAGCCGCAATCGACGCATCCCGACCGCGCGGTACGCGAACGACTGCAGGCGCTGTGGCTGCGCTGGACGGATCACGCCGATCCGGCCGGGCTGGCGGATTTCTACGGGCTGCAGGCCATGGCCGTCCGCGCGATGACCGAGAGCGGCGAGAGCTTCGCGCGCCTCAAGACGTCTCCCGATCCGAAGTCCGGCATCGTTCCCCTCACCATCGAGCTTCTGGATCGCGAGCAGGTGTCATCGGACCTGCATCGCGAGATCGGCGGCGGGGCGCGCATCCGCGCCGGCATCGAGTTCGACTCGGCCGGCCGTCGCGTCGCCTACTGGGTCCGCTCCTCCCGCCCAGGCGACCCCTTCGGTCCGCTCCGCATGGACCCCGTGCGCGTTCCCGCCGCCGATTGCATCCACCTGTTCAAGCCACTCGCCGCTGGGCAGCTGCGCGGCATCACCTGGCTCGCGCCGGTGCTGCTCAGGCTGCACGAGCTCGACCAGTTCGAGGATGCCGCCCTGGTGAAGGCCAAGGTCGCGGCGTTGTTCACCGGCTTCATCACCGATCCCGACGGCACGGTGGGCGGATTGTCGGGCACGAGCAATGCCGGCGTGCTGCAGGTCGGCATGGAGCCCGGCAGCCTCATCCCGCTGCCGCCCGGCGCCGACATCCGCTTCTCGAACCCGACCGAGCACGATTCCTACGCGCCCTTCGTGAAGAACCACCTGCGCGCCGTCGCAGCTGGGCTGGGCTTGCCCTACGAGCTGGTGTCGGGCGACCTCGAAGGCGTCACCTACTCCTCGATCCGCGCCGGGTTGATCGAGTTCCGTCGCCGGGTCGAGCAGCTCCAGCACAACGTGGTGGTGCATCTGTTCTGCCGCCCGATATGGGAACGCTTCGCGCGCCTCGCGGTGCTATCGGGCGAGTTGCCGGCGCGTAACTTCGACCGCGATCCTTCCGCCTATCTCGGCTGCGAATGGCTGCCGCCGAAGTTCGATTATGTCGATCCCAAGAAGGACGTGGAGGCAGAAATCCTCGCCATCGAGGCCGGGCTCAAGAGCCGGACGCAGGCGATCTCCGAGCGCGGCTACGACGCCGAGCAGGTCGATGCCGAGATCGCCGCCGACCAGGAGCGCGCTGCGGCGCTCGGCCTCGATTTCTCGGACCGCCGCCCGGTGAGCCAGGAGACGGCCAATGTCTGATACGCTGGAGCTTCTCACCCGCCGCGCCGATCTGGCGCCCGCCACGGCCGATCCCGAGACCCGCACCGTCGAGGTGGTCTGGTCGACGGGCGCGCCGGTCCGTCGCCGTGACATGGCGGGCGAATACATCGAGCGCCTCAGCCTCGATCCCGAGGCCGTTGACCTGTCGCGCCTCGAGGGCGCGTCGGTGCTCGATGCCCACCGCCAGTCGGCGGTGCGCGACGTGCTCGGCAGCGTGCGCGAGGCAGCGGTCGACGGCCGGCGCGGCACGGCACTGATCCAGTTCTCTGCCCGGCCCGAGGTGGAGCCGATCTGGCAGGACGTGCTGACCGGCATCCTGCGCCATGTCTCGGTCGGCTACTCGGTCGAGGAATGGGCCGAGAGCCAGGAGAACGGCGCGCGCGTGCTCACCGCCGTGCGGTGGACGCCGCACGAGATTTCCCTGGTGCCGACACCTGCCGACCCCGGCGCCAAGATCCGCATGGAGACCAACATGACCGATACCGACACCGGGGCGGCCGACACGCCGCCCGCGACGGAGACGCAGACCCGCGCCGCCGTCAATGCCGAGATTCGCTCCATCGCCCGCATCGCCGGACTCGACCAGGCGTGGATCGACAGCCAGATCGACGCCGAGGCGGATGCCGACACCGCCCGTCGCGCCGCCTTCGAGGCGCTGGCCCGTCGTTCCTCGCCCACGATCCGCGCCGAGCAGGTGCGCGTCGAGATGGGCGAGAGTCAGGACGAGCCGGCATTGCGCGCCCGCCAGATGGGCGAAGCGCTCTACGCCCGCATCAATCCGCGCCACGAACTCACCGAGCCCGCACGGCGCTACGCCTATGCGACGCCCGTGGACATGGCGCGGGAACTGCTGACGCTACGCGGCGAGAGCACCATGGGCCTGTCGCCAGCGAGCATCGTCACCCGCGCCCTGCACACCACGTCCGACTTCCCGATCATCCTCGGCGACACCGTCGGCCGCGTCCTGCGCGACGCCTATCAGGCCGCACCCGTCGGCGTCCGCCGGCTCGGCCGCCAGACCACGGCACGGGATTTCCGGGCGGTGAACAAGATCATGCTCGGCGAAGCGCCCCTGCTGGAAAAGCTCAACGAGCACGGCGAGATCAAGGCCGGGACGATGGCGGAAGCCCGCGAGGCCTACAAGGTCGAGACCTGGGCCCGCAAGATCGGCATCACCCGGCAGGTGCTGGTCAACGACGACCTCGGCGCCTTCTCCGACCTCGCCCGCCGCATGGGACAGGGCGCGGCCGAGACGGAAGCCCGCATCCTGGTCGACCTTCTCGAGGCCAACACCGGCAACGGGCCGAAGCTCTCCGACAACAAGACGCTGTTCCACGCTGACCACGGCAACAAGGCAGGCTCCGGTGCGGCGATCTCGGACACGACGCTGTCGGCGGCGCGTCTGGCGCTGCGCACCCAGAAGGGCATCGAGGATCGCACGATCCGGGTGACGCCCAAGAACTTGCTGGTGCCGCCGGCGCTGGAGACGGATGCCGAGAAGTGGCTGGCGACCGTGGCGCCCGCCAAGGCGGCCGACGTGAACCCGTTCTCGGGATCGCTGTCGCTGGTGGTCGAGCCGCGTCTTGCGAGCGCCACGCGCTGGTACGTTACCGCCGATCCGGGCGAGATCGACGGGCTCGAATACGCCTACCTGTCCGGCAACGAAGGACCGCAGGTCGAGAGCCGGTCCGGCTGGGACGTAGACGGTGTCGAGATCCGGGTCATCCTCGATTTCGGCGCCGGCTTCGTCGACCACCGGGGCTGGTTCATGAATCCGGGCGCGTGATGACGGACCTCGCCCAGCTCAATGCCTGGCGCGACGCCCTGATGGCCGCCCGCTATCGGGGCGTCCGCACCGTCGAATACGACGGCAAGCGCGTGACCTACGCCACCGACGGCGAGATGGCGGCGGCGCTCGCCGACCTCGACCGCAAGATTGCGGCCAGCGGCGGCAGCCGTGTTTCCGTCGTCCGCATCGCATCTTCCAAGGGAGTCTGAGCCATGAAGACCTTCATTCAGAATGGTGACGTGATCACCGTGACCGCGCCGGCCGGCGGCGTCGCCTCGGGCGATGGCGTCATCGTCGGCAGCCTGTTCGGCGTCGCCGCATTCACCGCCGCCGAGGGCGAAGCAGTCGAGATCGCCACGCGCGGCGTCTATGTCCTGCCGAAGAACCCCACTGCGGTGATCGCACAAGGTGCGCGCGTCGCCTGGGACGCCACGGAGAACCGGATCGACCTGCCGGGCACCGGGCTCTACCCGGTCGGCATCGCCACCGAGGCCGCCGGCAACGGGATTACCACGGTGCGCGTGCGGCTGGACGGGGTGGCGACGGAAGCGGCGGCGTAA